TACACCGTTCCTGTGGCGTTCTACGCGGCCTACAAAGCAAAGTACAAAGAACAAAGCTACGGGGAATCTGAGATTTTTCTCCAGCAATACAATCGTCAAGTTCAGAGTGTGTTGAATTCTGTGTTTACACGCAGAATTCCGGACCCTTATAGTAGCCCTTACTAACATGGCCTCTCAAGAACAGAAAAAATCATATGCTGTTCTCAAGAAGTTCCGTGGGCTAAACACCAAGGCCAACCGGACTGCGATCAGCGAAGACGAGTTCTCTTGGATAGAGAACGCGATGCCTATTGGCGACGCCAACATCAAGATTGTTCCTGCTCAAGAAGCCGTTAGAGACAGCACTGGCAATGTTGTTGTCTTTGCGAACACAACATCTTATTTAACATCCACAAATATCAATGTATCTGACTACATAGTCAGTTTTGAAATAGACGGTCGAGCGCAAGCGTTCAATCTGAACAGTAATGTGACCAGTAATGTGGCCGTTACAAGCACATTCGGCAACGCAAACGTCAGTGCTGCCCAGTGGAAGAACGAAAGACTGATCATTGCTGATCCAGATAAGGGATTGTCCAGTTGGAATGGAGCAAACGTAGTTTCTATAGGATCTGTTGGCCTGATAGCAGTGTCAAACCCAGGTTCTGGGTACACATCTGCACCTAACGTAGTGATCAGTGCACCAAATGATGCTAACGGGGTGCAAGCAGTAGCTACAGCAACAATTGTCACCGGATCTGGTGGCATAAGATCTATTTTTGTCACTTCTGGTGGATCTGGATACACGGCTGTACCTGATGTCACCATTGGCGCTCCCAATATTCCAGGCGGCACACAAGCAACAGCCGTGTGTAGCATTAGTGGTGGACTTGTCGTTGCTGTATCAATGATCGAAAACGGATCTGGATACACCACAATACCTAGTGTGACCTTTTCTAGCGGTGCTGCTACAGCAACAGCCGTTATTTCTACTGGTGGCGTCAACAGCATAAGTCTGACAAACGCTGGAAGTGGATATACCACTCCTCCTACCGTTACTTTTACCGGAGGTGGAGGGTCAGGTGCTAATGCTATAGCCCAGATCGTTACGTTCAAGACCGGCACAGTCAGCATTTTGCTCAACAACGGTGGCTCTGGCTATACGTCAGCACCAACGGTGGCTATCAGCGGCGCCAACACCACTCCAGCTACTGCTACAGCTATCGTGCTCGGGAATACTGTTTCATCAATTGTGATGACAAACCCAGGAGCTGGTTACACAACAGCCAATGTGACTATTTCTGGTGGTGGCGCAACGGCTAATGCCACTGCTACAGCGGTAGTCAATACAGACCAAATTGTTTCTGTAGCAACCTTTTCAGGCCGCGTCTGGGTGGCAGCAGGTAGAACCGTATATTACTCATCGGCAGACTCGTACAGCGACTTTACAAGCGTTTCTGCGGGGTCTTTAACTCTCAAAGACTCTACGTTGAACGGGAACATTCGGGCGTTGCTGTCTGCCAACAACTTTTTGTACATTTTTGGTGATACAAGTATCAACGTCTTCTCCGACGTTCGAGTTGATACGAACGGTCAGACGCTTTTTACCAATACCAACGTATCGGCAAGCGTAGGGACCAAGCGCATCTACGCTATTTTCCCGTTTTTCCGCTCTGTGTTGTTCATGAACGATTATGGGATCTATTCTCTTGTTGGTTCTACTACCAGCAAGTTGTCAGATCCTCTTGACGGAGTGTTTACATACATTGATTTCTCAAAACCAGTCACTGGTGGGCAAGTTCTACTGAATAACATTCTATGCGCGGCATTCAACTTCACTTACAACGACCCGGAAAGTGGAGCGAGACAGGTCCAAGCGGTGTTCTTCGAGAAGAAATGGTTTATCACATCCCAAGGCACGTTAAATTACATCACTTCCGTCCCTTTGTCAGGGATGATAAATGCCTACGGCGTAAGCGACCGAACTCTTTACAAGCTATACGCTAACAGCACAGCCAATATTTCCAGCATGGTGCAAACGGCGCTCATGCCTATGGGAGATCCTATCCGCACGAAACAAGCATTGAAGTTTGGCGTAGAGTCAACCTTCAACAAAGGTGCAACAATCTACGTTACGGTTGATAGCGAACTAGGATCAAGTCCTGAGTATGCTTTGACAAACTTTGTCACTTGGACAAACAATGCAAGCAACGTAATTCCGTGGTCAAATAGCTCCAATACTATAATTAATTGGGTAAACGGTTACACCTACTATCTTTACAAGTCGGATGCGCAACAGTATGGCAAGTATTTAGGGTTGACAATTACAGGTAGCGCACCTGCTTACACTTACAATACGTTTGAATTTGAACACGAATTAAGAGTAAGGTTCTAAAATGCCAGTCGCATACCAATTTGCCAACGCAACAAATACAATACCGCTTTCTCAGTTAGATGCTAACTTTGCGACACCGATCACTCTGGGTAATACTAGCATCCAGCTAGGTAATTCGGTTGGTACGCTCAACAACATTACGTTGGCTAACGTAACCATCACCAGTGGAAACGTAGCATTTACAAATGTGACGGTAACAACTGCTAATGTCACTACTGCAAATATTGCAAACCTAGTTGTCACTGGCACTATTAGCCTTTCTTCTCCCATTCCTGTTGCCAGTGGAGGCACTGGAGTCACGTCTAGCACCGGAACTGGATCAAACGTACTCAACACAAGTCCTGTTATAACCAGCCCAACACTCATTACGCCTGCGTTGGGTACGCCCACATCAGGGAATCTTGTAAACGCTGTTGGATTGCCTCTGACCACTGGTGTTACCGGGACTTTGCCAGCAGGCAACGGAGGAACAGGACTTGTTTCTCCAGGAACTACAGGGAATGTTCTGACCAGCACCGGATCTGCGTGGATTTCTACCAATCCTGCTGCTGGAACTGGTGTAACCGCAATATCTTTCGGGTCAACTGGCCTGACGCCCTCTACATCTACTAGTGGGAACGTAACGGTTGCAGGAACTCTGGCAGTGGCAAGCGGAGGAACGGGCGTTGCCGCTAGTACTGGTACGGTTGCAGTAGTTCTTAACAACAGTCCGATCATCACAAGTCCAACTCTTATTACTCCTGCTCTTGGGACTCCAACATCAGGCAGTCTTGTTGCAACAACGAACATTCCTGTTGCAAATGCAACTGGCACGTTGCTTGTTGGCAATGGCGGTACTGGTCTTTCGTCACTCACTGCTAACAGTGTGTTGCTGGGCAACGGGTCATCGACAATACAATTTGTTTCACCCGGAAGTAGCGGCAACGTATTAACGTCTGACGGTACTACTTGGTCATCTTCTGCGCCTTCCGGTGGTGGAGGCGCAATGACGTTAATTAGCACCTTGACTGCAAGTGGTAGTTCTTCTTTAGCTTGGACAGGATTGAGTGGATATAGCAAATATTTGTTAATACTTCAAAGAATATCTTCACCCAGTGCCTCTGACACTCTAAATATGGTGTTTGGTACCGGATCTGGTCCAACATATATTTCGTCTTCATATAATTGGAGTTTACAGAACATGGGTATATCAAGTTCATCCAATTCTGGGCAGGCTAGCGTTGGAAGTATGTCTATTGCAGGACTTTCTAGTTATGGTGGAACAGCCGGTCTTAGCGGGTTCATTAACATTGAAGGAATGAATTCTGGAAGTTATCCAACCATAAATTTTTTAACTTTTTTTAACCCAAGTTTTTTTCCTACTGCAATTGTTGGTGGTGGTAATCAAGATGGTAACAATAGCGAAAAAACAGCCATAAGAATTGCTATGAATGGTGGAAGCATCTATGGCACTGCATCTCTCTACGGCATCTCTTCATAAGGACAAATGATGGCACTCAACGACCAAATCCAAGCCTATTTGTCCCAGAACAATATTGTCTGTGCTCCCGGTGACTACCAGACAGGACAGCCAGCAGGACAGTCAGATCAAGTATTGGCGTGGAACGTAGACAAGCTAGGCGCACAGCCGACTCAAAATCAACTGGATGCTGCGTGGAATGCCAAGATTGCAGCAGACAATGCAGTAGCTTACCAAGCTAAGAGGGCTGCTGAGTATCCTAATTTCAATGATTACCTAGACGGGATTGTCAAAGGTGATCAAGTTCAAGTGCAGGCATACATAGATGCTTGTCTTGCCGTAAAAGCAAAGTACCCTAAAGGTTAAGTAAAAAATGGGAATTCAAGCCTTTACCCCTATGGGGAACACGATAACCTTCACGGCTACCGCTAGTTCTCCCACAACTTCCGTGCAAGCTGCGTCTACCACTCTTGGTGGTAACCAGTACCGCATCATCAATAGCGGTAACGTGACGGTGTTTATGGGGTACGGGCAGGCTAACGCAAGTGCAGTAGCTAACGCAGTTGTTGTCACCAGCACTCAGTCATCTATCCCGCTACTGTCAGGTACAGACGAGATCTTGACGTTCACGCCTAACGCTTACTTTGCCGGGATTACTAGCAGTGGTAATGCTGTGATATACATCACACCAGGAGATGGGGTCTAACATGGTTCTGAAGACTGTTTCTACTCTTGGCGGTGGTGCTGGTGGTGGCGGGGGCGGTGGCACTCCTGGGGGCGCTAACACTCAAGTTCAGTTCAACAGTTCTGGATCTTTTGGCGGCTCTGCCAACCTTACCTGGGACGGTGCTAACGTACAGGTAGGGTCCAGTGGGTTACTTAAATTATCTAACGGCGTTACCAACTACGTTGCTTTTAAGGCACCGACTCTTATTTCATCTAATGTAACTTGGACATTGCCGAATACAGACGGAACTGCTGGACAAGTATTGATCACTAATGGTTCTGGCGTTCTTTCTTGGGCTACGGCAAATTTGACTCCAACCGCTCCAACAAATGTTTTAGTGCCAAGTATTTCTGGTACTACTACAGTTGGTCAAACGCTTTCAAGCACAACCGGGACGTGGAACGGTTACCCAACACCAACTTACGCCTATCAATGGGTGCGTGGTGTTAGTAACATCGGTGGCGCTACATCAGCAACTTATCCACTTGTAGACGCTGACTATAACAACACTATCAAAGTCATTGTCACTGCAACTAACTCGGCAGGCAGTGCGAATGCTACATCGGCTGCGACCGCTACTATTGCAGGTACGGTTCCGGGTGCTCCTACGATTGGCACTGCGACACCTGGTAACACTCAGGCGACAGTGCCATTTACTGCTCCTGCCTCTACCGGCGGACCGGCTATTACTAGCTACACGGCAACTTCTAGCCCCGGTGGGTTTACTGCTAGCGGTGCTTCTTCACCTCTTACTGTGACAGGTCTGACTAACGGTACGGCTTACACGTTTACAGTTACCGCTACTAACAGTGTCGGCACAGGGCCTGCCAGCGCAGCCAGTAACAGCGTCAGTCCTACTGCGGGTCCCGTTGCGCCAAGTAGTGTTGAATATTTGGTTGTCGCAGGGGGCGGCGGCGGTGGTGGTGGGCTATGCGGCGGTGGTGGAGCTGGTGGATATTTAACAAGCACATTGTCGGTCACTGGTGGAACCCCGTACACCGTCACAGTAGGAAACGGTGGGGCGGGAGGAATTTTCCCCAGTTCAGGGTCTAAAGGATCAAATTCTGTTTTTGCCAGTGTGACTTCTATCGGCGGCGGTGCAGGGTATGGCTCTTCAGCAACACCACCGGCAAACGGTAAAGACGGAGGATCTGGAGGGGGGGCTAGGTCAACTGATACAGCAGGATTAGGGACGGCTGGGCAGGGGAATAACGGAAACAACTCTCCAACACAAGGCATTGCAACTGGCGGCGGTGGTGGTGCTGGGGCTGTTGGCGGTGCTGGGGCCACTACCTTATCTGGCAGTGGTGGTATTGGGTCTCAAACTAGTATTAGTGGAACTGCTAC